CAATAATGAACCTGCATTTCTACAGTAAATTCTTCAATTGTATCAGTTGTCTCATAACTAAGATCGATTGTCGAAATATTAGTTGGGAAAATTGATTTAAACTTATAAGATCTAAGAGTAGATCCATCTCTATCAAGTTGATGGACCATAGCATCAGATTGGTAATCAACAGGATTTGAAATTCCTGTAGCATCATCCAATTTATTAATAGTATTCATCCACTTTTCCATTGCGGATCTAATCATAAAGTCAGTGTCATTAATGACGGTAATAGTCCATGTTTCAAAAGTTCTATCACCAGCAATCTTTAAAATACGACCTCTGAATGGAATATCAATTGGAGCAATTGTTGATGCCGGTAATGCTGCTGCCTTGACTAAAAATCTAGATTTTTGTAAGACTTCATTTTCATTAACCGGTGCTACCGTTGAAGGAAATGCTAAAACAACCTCAAATAGATTAGGTCTAGCACCACCACCAGTTAATTTAGATTTAAAATCACTAATCTTCCTTAAAGGAATTGTTTCTTGTTGTAAACGCTCTGCCATTGTTGGAAACCTCTAAATTAAACGGAACCGATGACTTCTTCAAATGCCACACCAGTTCTGGTGGCAATAAAGTTCAGACCGATGAAGTTAATCGATCTTGCTGGCTTGATGTATATATCAGCAACAAATTCGTTACTGTCAATAATTGCCGCAGTGTTATTTGTTTCATCACAAATAACAACGAAATCTTGAATACCTCTCTTTGCTTGAACATCACGAAGGAAAGGTTCAACAATATTTACAAAATTTGCTCTTGTGATTTCATCATTAAATTCAAAGAGTTGATCTTTTGCTGCTGCAGCAATAGCATCTTCAAGATAGATGAAGAGACGACGAACATTGATACGATCAAATGCCGATGCCTTAGCAAATCCAGTTTTATCACCAAATAGAATAATTCCAGATCCTGGTGAGAAGATAACTGGGTTGACTCTAGAAGAATAAAGTCTATCTCTTTGAGTCTTTCCTGGATTATATGCCAGTTTTACAGCATTGAGAATAGTTCCTCTAGAAGTTCCGGCAGGTGAGAACCATGGGAAGTTATTGATATCATTTCTGGCACAAGTTCCGGCAATGTCTCCATTTAAAGGAACATATCTGAATACATCATTAAATCTATCGTACATGTACTTATAACCACTATCAAATATTCCATAAGATGAAGATGTGATAGGATTGAAGAAATCAATTACGTTATTAGTGGCATCATCAATTGATTTTACAAGTGCTGTTGTTCCATCTTCATCCGCAGCTGGATCAGTTAAAATTGCACCTCTGTGTGGTGAAATAAATGCAATCGCATCCTTTCTTGCTTCTGCAACTGCAATCAATTTCGTTGCAAGTGCTCTAGTTTTATCTTGACCATATTTTCCAGAACCCATCAAAAGGAAATCAACATCTACCTCTGATTCATTTTCAAAGAGTCCGTATCCAGAGATTAAATCATCAAGACCAGAGTCAAGTGCTCCTGATTCAATTTTTGCTTTTCCACCATAGTTTTTACCTTGACTTAAAGTAAGATTTAATGGTCCACAAGCATCAAAAATGTTTGGACCATCGGCGTCTTCTGCTTTTTGATTCCATCCACCATCTGTAAATGTAGTAAACCCTACACCTTCAAAACCGGTTTTTACTAAAGTTTGATTAGATCCACTTCCAGCAAATACATATTCGGAATTAACTTCCAAATATTTGTTCCAATAAGATGGAGAACCTACTGAGAATTCTGCATCAGAAGCTTTAGAAAGATTTAAATGCTTCTCAAGAATTGTTCCGGCATTTCCGGTAATTGTTCCTTTACCATCAATTACGACAACATGAATTTCGTCGTTTCTTCCTCCTCTTGCAGCTACATATGCAGAAGTTCCTGGAGCATCTGCTAATGTGTTCCACTTGATTGTGGATACAGTTTCGGTTCCACCGACAGTTTGAGAACTTAATGCTAGTGTCTGCTCTCCAAACCAATCAATGGCAGCAGTTACTGCTGTAGAACCATATGAAACTGACTGTCCTGCAGTTGTAATGGCAACAGTTCCAGATCCACTAAATTTATAAACATTATTATAATCAACAGCAGTAGAAGTTCCTGCCGCAGACACATGAGAAACAACTTTTACCTCTACATTGTCGGAATTGACCTTCGTTACAATTCCCTTAAGGTGACCATCTAATGTCGAAGTTGTTCCTGCACTAGTACCAGTATTAGAAACTACTTTAGAAATTGCCTGAGTAATACCAGCACCAACTTGTAGTGTAACACCAGTTCTCACATTATTACCGAAATCAAGAAGACTGCTATCTGCTTCAGTATTTGTAAGAGCAGTAGAAAGTGCAATTGTTCCTACTCCAATACTAGTAACAGTCGTTCCAGCACTAACATAAGTACCACGAACTACTTGACCAAGAGTAATACTTGCTGTAGTGATCCCAACTGTGGTTGCTGCTCCTGTGGCAATTGTGGCATTTCTATTAGCAATTACTTCATTAAAAGTTGTTACTCCATCAGTATCCATCGTAAGGATCTGATCTGCCTGAGCATCAATAATGGCAACTCTGATATCATTTGCCCAAGATCCAGGGTTTTTAGCAACCACTGTTACACCATTTAATGGTGTTATTGGATAATTTAATTCCTCATAATGCTCAACACTTTTGACTTTAATAGAGTTAGCGGCACCTATATCAGTTGCATTTTTGAGATCATCGTCATCTGCTCTGACAATATTCATTATCCCACCATATGCAAGATATGAAGATGCTACCATCCAAGTCTCATAATGCTTATCTTCACTATATGGTTGTCCGAATGTATTAGCTAAATCATTCTCTGTATTGATTCTGGTTACTGTACCTACTGGACCTTTTGCGAAAGGACCGACAAGACCGCCGATCTTATCAGAAGTTGCATCAACTCTACCTTGAGTAAGATCAACTTCTCTTATCAGAATTCCAGGAGATGCTAAATTTAATGGCATCTTGCTTTTCCTCGCAATCCAAATTACCTAAAAATATTTAGGAAAAGGGGTATTTTCAGTGGGGAAACGATGCATGAACTACCAATCTGGATATTCCCAGAAATTACTACATTTCTTATTACCTTTCACTCTATCAATAGTACACTCTTTACACTCATAAGAATATGAAGATGGTAGTGCTCCTCTATTTTTTCTTATGAGATAAAAGTCTTCTAATAAATTTTTTGTCTTACGACAGGTTCTACATTCTCTATCATAAAAAAGCAGATGTTCTAATTTTACCTGACTATCAAAATCCATTACATGTAATCCCACATGTAAGATCTATCTCCATATTCATCAGTATACCATCTATCACCATCAGAATCTACAAAATTATTATTATCAAAACCAGTTTCTATAAATCCAAAAGGTGCCATATCTTGTTCTATTTGATTTCTTTGCTCTTCATATATTCTTTTACGGACGTCATTTTCAGTCATTTCTTTAAAGTAATTTTGTGCTACTAACCAGGAAAATATAACAAGACACATTGCCAAGTCATCGTTACATCCCTCCTCGGCTTCAAATGAATTCCCTTTCTGTGCAAAAGTTGTAAGTTCTGATATAATTTCATAGTCAGTGGTTAATAATTTATCATCCTCCATCATAGTTTTTAAATTGGAGCATCCCAACTTTTTAACTGCCGCAGTCATTCTGACACCAAGTTGTGATTTTTTTCCACTAAAACCAGTTCCAACAACTTGACCTGCACGACCTCTCATTGATGCCATCAAAATATTGTCATACTCCAAGTCGTAGTGAAGAATAGAAGCAACTTGATCTCCAATATCATTGACTTCTGTTAATAACCATGCACCATTATAACCTCTTCCAACATCATTTATAATACTTGGAAATAACATTGGTTTAATTTCATTATTTCGATATTTTGCTACAACCTTATAAGGAAACTCAGTTATATCAAATACAATAAATGCAGAATAATCATTTCCTATTCCTCTTGCCACGTCAATCGTCATCAAATAATTATGATTCTCCCGAGGATGTTCGTAGATATCTAACCCGGCATTTCTTTTTATGGGATTCTCGTATACAAGGTTTTTTAATTTTGCTGGATTAATAAGAGTATTGACAGATCCTAAAAATTCACATTCAAACTCAACCCGAAATTGTTGTTCGGAAGTATTCGCAATCGTTGTTTCTTTCCATTTTGAATCACGTCCAGGAACTTCGGACCAATGAACTTCTGTTGGAATATATTCATTTTTACTTCTTTCTGCATCATGCCACATTCGGTAGAAATGATTCATACCATGTGGAGTAGAAACTATAATTACTTTGGTGTTTTTACCAGAAGTAATAGTAGGATAAACAGATGCAAAGAACGAGTCAGCAACATGATTCGGAACGAATGCGAACTCGTCGAGAAAGAGGATGTTAAACGACATACCTCGGACAGCACTTGCAGACGTAGAAGCTGCCAATATCTTACTGCCATTCTCTAACTCCATCGAACCCTTGTTCCATGACAGAATACCCTGTTGCATCCATTTAGGCAAGTTTTCGTAGGCAGTTTGTAACCTTTGTAGTAATTCTCTTGCGGTTGCTGCCTTGTTTGCTAAGATACCAATATTAACACTATCATTAAAAACAGCATAGTGTAGAAGATAAGATACGACAGTAGTGGATTTGCCAGTTTGTCGTGGCATCTTACAGATGTTAAATCTATTTTCATGAAAGTTATGAATTAATTTCTCTTGAAAATCATATGGACTGAATTGAGTTAATCCTTCATCCAAAGAAACAATTTTAATATAATTATTTGCGAAATATACAGGATCTTCTTTGCACTTGAGGAACTCAATGACTTGTTCCTCTGTAAACTCAATCGCAGTATTTGCTTTCTTAAGGTTTGGGTTGCCAAGATATACTTCACTCATAATTAAAATTAACTATTGTTGAAAACTTTTCATGGTTCAGCACTTCCATCGACGACGGGCTTTACAAATTGCTTTATCTGGTGTCTTAGAGCAATCAATATTATGCATATCTTTTTGACCTTCTGAACGAGAGCAATAAGATAAACGTCTCTTTGCATCTTTACTTCCTTTTTTTGGATTACCAGTCACAGCACCTTTCAGTTTTGAACCAGGATTTTCACGACGATATGCTTTGATTGCGGCATCACCCATACCATCTACTTTATCCTTTTTATTGACTTTCTGCCAATCTTCATCAAGTTCTGCTCTCCAATCAGAAAATTCTTCAAATCTAACTTTTGGTTTTAATTTTTTTCCAGTTGGTGAAGGAATATATGCTCCCATTTCTTTTGATTTCATATCTTTAGTATCAACATCACCATCAACATCAGCATCAACTCTCTTTACTGCCTTTCCAGAAAGTTTTTTGAGATTACCACCACCAATCTTAGATTCAACTTCTTCTTTCTTCACACAGTTATTATAAGTTTTACCAAACATCTTTTTGGTTCCTTTCTTCTCATATCCAGGCCAACATTTTTTTGCCTCGTTCATCTCTCCACTATCTACATAATCTGCAGCAGTATCAATATAATCGGCAGCTTTGGTAAGTTTTGACTGAACCCAT